GAAACTGAAGCATTGCGAAGGAGGATTGAGGATGAGGCGATGTCGCAACTCTCCCTTGGTGCACAACTTGGAGCAGAGGAGCAAAGACAGTATCAACAGGCTGCTCGCGCCGCCCAGACCGCCCGAGGCAACATCTTTGGAGTTGCCCCAGCGGTCGAGGAGGCTGTTACTACGGGTGCAGCCGGTGAACAACGCAAGCTTGCGCGTTATGGGGCTGCATCTCAATTCTTGTCCTCTGGTCAAACAACTGGAGATGCGCTGGCTAGGGACGTTCAATTAAGAAACGCGCTTCAACAGTCCAAGCTTGGTGCTGGAGCACAATTTATGGCTTCCGGTCAAACCGCGTCCGATGCGCTTAAATCTGACCTGGCTTTCCGCAATACGTTGTTGCAAAGCCGCCTTGGTGCAGCTTCTGGCTTTATCGCTGGCGGACCTTCATTGTACAACCTCGGCCAAGCACGCACTGGAGCACAGCAATCGGCGTTCCAGAACTATGTGCAGGCTAACCAAGCGTTGCCTGGTCAGTTTGGTCAGGCTCCAAGTACCGCACAGCCGTTTTATCAGGCGACTAATCAAGAAATACCTACAGCCCTCACAAATGCGTTTAATAATCTTTATAGCTCGATTGCCGGGTATCAGGCGAAAACTTATGGAGATTATGTGGGAGCGCAGGCAGCAACGTACACATCTCCATCAAAAGCATTTGGCAATATAGCTGGTGGTTTGACTGGACTTGTTCCATCATTTTCATTTAGCCGATAATACTAGATATGCCTATTAATATAAATATTGAAGGCCCAGAGGCCAAGAACAGAAGGCTAATGCAGGAGCAGGAGCAAGCATTACGTCTTCAGATATTAAAGCAACAAATTGCTCAATCTCAACCAGGCTACTCCTCAGAAATGGCTGGAAGACTTGGCCGTGGTCTTGAGGAATCTGAAAGAAATTTACAATTACAAGATGAATTGTTGTCAGATCTTTCTAAAAGAAAACAAAATGTGGCAGCAGCAGCCACCCCGTTACAGCCTAAAGTCGCTGGCCCAGTAATGCCAGAACAGGCAGCAATCAGAGAAACAAACAGAATTTTGACAGCAGAAGATCAGATGAGTCTTGATCGTGCAGCAAACTTAGCATATCGGGAAGCCATGAGAAAGGATCTTGAGACACTTACCGGCACAGTTCCATTGCCTACTGGTGGAACTGCGGCTGCTGGTGAAACATCTACGATTAAAAGAAGGTTTGAAGATGCAGCAAAATTGATTCAAGGATATAATCAAAGACTTGCAAATGCACAAACGCCTGAAGAGGCTGATTCGCTTAGGCAGGCATACTCAATGTTTGAGCCGATTCAGAAACAACAATTAAAGAAAGACCTAGAATCATCTCGCACAATTCCTGGGCTTGAGGGATTTGGAAAGGATGAACAGGCAACAAATGAGATGAGAAAATCAATAGTTGATTTTTCGTCTGCAACTCAAAATATTGATGATTTAATAAATCTCAGCAATAATCCAAGTATTGCAAATTATGTAAAAGCACAAGCTATTCGTGGAGGATTACGCGGTCAGTTGAGACTGCTTATTGCTGGCCCTGGCGTAATGTCGGATCAAGACGTTGCCCTAATGAATGAAATTGTTGCAAATCCATATACTCCATACGCAAAAGAAAAATTGCTTGCCTTAAAGGGAGCGATGGCAAGAAAAATTGTGTCAAGCGCATCTGCTTACGGATTCAAAGTCAAAAGACTTTCTGATCTTGTTAGTTCTGGTGGTCAGCCAGAAGATTTTAATGAGTTTACATCGTTTACTCCTTCGTATAAGAATGAGGCAGAAGCAAGAGGTGCTGGATATAAGGACGGTGATATTATTAAAATTGGCGGTAAAAAATATAGGCTTGGACCATAAATATGGCATTAATACCTGTTGATGACACGCAGGAAATCTCTGCTCCAGTAAAACAAGGATCAAATCTTTCAGATTATGCTGCGAGGGAGGCTGGCCTTATTGCTAGGTCTGGAATAAATCCAACAACAGTTGGAATGGCCGCTGGTGGCGTGGCTGGCGTTCCATTCGGTCAGCCAATGATGGGTGCGCGCACTGGCGCAGCCGCAGGTCTTTTGACCGATATTGGTGCTAAAATATATAATGCAATCATTGCTGAAAATACTGGAATGGCAAAACTTCCAGTTTTAAGCGATGTTTTGGAGGAAGTCAAAAATCAAATTGGGCTTCCAAAGCCCCAAGGCGCACTTGAGAAAATGCAAGCTGGAGCGATTGAGGGCGCATCTGCATTAATACCAATTATGTCAGGAGGACAGGCGTTGGCAGGAATTGCCACAAGTCCTGTATTGAAAGAGATTGGCAAAGTATTGGCGGCATCCCCAAGAACGCAAACCGTGTCTTCGATTACTGGTGGAATGGCTCAAGGGCTTGCAAGTGATGCAGGACTTCCAGCACCATTACAAGCGGCAGCAGGTATTGCTGGATCTGTCATACCTGGGTCAATTTCCCGCATGGCACAAGTTGCAAAAACAGGAGCAGAACTTGGATTGAACAAAATTGGTGCAGCCGCACTTGCTCCTGCGGGAATTACCGAATCAAGCAGGTCTGCCATCATGCGTATTTTGCGAGGAGGTAAAACTCCACAAGAAATTGGAGGAACAATCAAGGAATACGCGCAGGCAGGCACAACTCCTTCGGCTGGACAGGCAACCCGTTCTCCAGACATACAACAACTTGAAACTACTTTCGGTAAGTTCCCTAGCGGTGCAATGAAGTTTAGGGAGAAAGCTTTATCTCAGCAAGAAGAAATTGGAAAGCGTGTTGAGGAATTGAGGGCTGGTATATCTGGCGTAAGAGAACCTATTTTGGCTGGGCGCATGGCTGGGAAAAGTTATGAAAATGTGTTTTTGCCAAATGCAAGAAAAATTCAGTCTGAACTATACAACAAGGCGGATAAATTATTTCCGCAAAATAGAGTGACAGTTAATAATACTCAAAACATGCTTAATGAACTTTCAAAAAGATTTGAAGAATCTCCAGAAATGAAGAATGTTCTTGCAAATAAAAAAATACTTGCAATTAGGGACGCTCTGATTGCAAGCAAAAATGAAGAGGGAATGATTCCATTTAGAACATTGCGTGATTTTAGGACTGAAGTTGGTGAAAAAATGTCAAGCCCAGGAACAGTTCCAGATACAATAGAAAAAGCTCAATATAAAGGATTATGGAAAGCAATCACGCAAGATATTGAAAATGCGGTTGAACCATACGAACCGGCAAGAAATGCATATAAAAGAGCAAATAATTACACGCGCGCATTCCATGATAGGGTTGATAATGTCGAGAATATTCTATTGCGGAATAATGGAGAAGATGTTTACAAATCAATTATCAGCGGATCTAAGGATGGGCCGTCAAAATTAAGGCAACTTTTCAGAACAGTTGAAAAAGACGATCAAAAGGCAGTTGTTTCAACCTTTATTTCCAGAATGGGCCGCGCATTACCAAGCATGCAGGATGAGACAGGAGATGTATTTAGCACTTCAAGATTTTTGACAAACTACGCATCGCTTGATCCTTTGGCCAGAAAAGAATTGTTTGGAAGATTTGGTTCGCAATTCCAGAAAGACATGGACAATATCGCTAAAGTTTCTGCCATGATTAGGGAGTCAAGCAGCATCCTTGCCAATCCATCCGGAACTGCTGGTGCTGTTGTTGGCCCTGCAACTATTGCAAGCCTTGAAGGATCTCTTGCTGCTGGAAAGTTTGGATTTGCAACTGGGATGCTTGGGGTATTACTGCAGGCCGACCAAGCCGCAAGGTTGATGACAAGTCCAAAATACGTTAATTGGTTGGCTAGCAATATCAATACACCAATATCATCATCCGCAGCAGCATTGGCTAATCTTGCGAGCATAAACAAAAAAGAAAGAAATCCAGACATTCAGGCATTTCTGGAAGAAGTTGAAAATCAATCAAAGTAATGGCAACGATTGAATCAAGGATAGCAAGCAATAAGATTCGCAATGAAGTAGAATCAAATTATACTTCTCCAGCGATAAACACGGATGCCGGTTATGTTGATGAAAAGGGAAGAAAACTTATTGATATGCAGGAAAGAATGCGGTCTGCCGCGCGATTTTCAGAATTGGAGGACAAAATGAGCAAAGATAAAATAGAAAAATCAATAACTGAATCAAATCCTAATTTTATTGGTCCGAAACAACCAATTCAACAGAATCAAGATTATACGAATCTTTCAAATGCCGCATTAAAAACCGTTGATTGGGAGGGAAGGAAAGATGCTAGTGGCAATCTTCAAGTATACAACCTACCCTCCGGCGATGAGGGTGGAAGCCAAGAAATTGCTGGAATTAACAATAAGTATCATCCAGAAGCATTTAATAAAATATCATCGTTACCACCACAGGATCGAGCAAGAGCCGCAGCAGATTATATCCAGAGTTATACTGCGCCCTTGGTATCCATGCTTCCAACAAAATTGCAAGCATTCACTCAAGACATGGCTTTTAATCGCGGAATGGGAGGGGCAACAAAATATCTTCAGCAGGGATTAAATTCTCTTGGTCTTAATGTTAAAGTTGACGGAGCCATAGGCCCAAAAACTATTCAGGCCATCAATCAAGCAGACCCGCAAGAGTTAATGCGTGAAGCAAGCAAGGCTCAGTTAATTGAGGAAAGAGCAAGAGCGGCGGCAAATCCTGCAAGGCAAAAATTTATACCAGGGCTTGAGAATAGAATAGCAAATAGGCTTTCTACATTTGCTAAGATTTAAGGTTTCCTAATATTTAATTTAACGCCGGTGCTAACAAGAGTAATTTTGCCAGCACCAGAATATAACATTCCATCACCTATAACAGAGCCATCTTTGCTGCTAAAGAGATCGCCATCTTGCATCACAATTCCATCTTGTCCTGAGTATGTTCCCCTGTCGTTTGTATACGCCCCCCTTGGCGTTATATAAAGATCACCATCGCGATTAACCAATCCACCCCTAACAATCGCAGTATCCTTATCCAAGACAACTGCAAAACCTCCATTGCGATACACACCTCCAACAAAATCAGCCATAGCCTGTTGGCCCTCATCCGCCATCACCGGTGCCACTAGCACCGCCATTGAGATTAGTATTGCTTTCATGTAAAAAGTCTCTACCCAAAGAACCAATCCGTCAAGCATGAAATTATCTAACCGGCAAATAGGAGCCGTAGGCGTGTCCAGAGTGGCTGGCGTGTTGTTTAGGAATGGTTACAGCGTGCTTACGCCGATGGAGGATTTTGCAGGTTACGATTTGGTGGCTGAAAGGGATGGCGAGTTTCACCGCATCCAGGTCAAAACCAGCGAGAAGCAAGACTTATCCAGAAACAGGTATGGATTTATGACCTCGGTTGGTAGCGAAAATAAAAATCTGTACAGCAAGTCCATTGTTGATTACATTGTTTGTTATGCCATGGACGAAGATTTATTTTGGCTGTTCAAACCGCACCAATGCAAGTCAAAGAATAAAAAGTGCAAGATCAGCACAGGATCTTCGTGGCGAATAATCAACGATCTGTAAAGGAATCAATCAGAGCTTGGCGCACTTTTGAGGATGCGCTCAAGAATTTGGAGTCTTTTGAGGCTTGCGCCAAGTGGGTGATCGACAACCCGCAAATCTGTAAGAAATTGTCAGGCACCGGCCTTATGGCCGTGATGAAAGAAGACCTAAAAAAGAAGCTTGACTGATATTTGACACCGCCCCTAGCGTGGGGCATGGCAATCAATTCTAGGCGCAAGGGTGCGGCAGGAGAACGAGAGCTTGCAAGTTATTTAAGGGAACAAGGCTGGCAGAAAGCCAGACGCACGCAGCAGTACGCTGGGAATCCAGAGGGCGGTAGTGGGGATGTGGTTTGCGACAACTTCCCATTCCACATTGAGGGAAAGCGTTGCCAGCAAATTAAGCCAGAACAATGGATGGCACAGGCGAAGTCTGATTGTCCTGCAAGCAAAATACCATCCGTATTTTTTCGTCGTAACGGAGAGAAGAAGTGGCTGGTCATCCTACAAGCCGATGACGTTTGCGAGATTGCGCGTCATATCGCCCCTCCAAACTTAAAGATTGACCTGGTTTACCCGCCACCTTATGCCACAACTGTAGCCCAAGGCATTTCAGTAACTTCACATCAACTAAACCAACAACCAACCATAAATCAAGGAGACATGATATGAGCCTAACAATCAGCGCAACCGAATCAAAAGGCGGAGACCGCCAACTACCCGAAGCCGGAGCAACCACTGGAGTTTGTTTCTCCATCGTGGATCTTGGCACGCAGAAAACAAATTGGGACGGAGAAGAGAAGTGGACACCTAAGGTTCGCCTTTCATTCGAGCTTCCAGAGCAAACCATCGAAGGCGAAGTTACCGAGAACGGCAAGACCACCAAAGTCACCAAGCCTATGATCGTCAGCATGGAGTTGACCCGCAGCCTTGGCGAGCGTGCAACACTCCGCAAGCACCTAGAGACTTGGCGGGGCCAGGCGTTTACCAGCAAAGAACTTGCTTCATTTAACTTAAAGAATCTCTTGGGTAAGGCCGCAATGCTTACGCTGGTCAACAAGACTAGCCAAGCTGGGCGCGAGTATTGCTCGATTCAAGGATTGGCCAAGTTGCCCAAGTCAGTCAAGGCACCGACAACCACCGAGAACGACCAGGTGTTCTACGAGATTGAGGAAGGCAAAGGTGGTGCGTTTGCGAACATGCCAGAATGGTTACAGGGCAAGATTTTGGAAAGCAAGGAGTTGTCCGGTGCGGCCAGCGCACCGCAGGGTAAGGTTGCCCCTGTTGATAACAAGGACGTGGACGGCAACACGATGCCATTCTAATGGCACTCACCATTACATCAAAAGAACCTGTTCAATCCAGGTTGGTGAAGAGCGAAGATGCAGGCCATTGGTACACCGAACAAGGCGAGTCCGCGCACGTTATCATTGGAAAGAATGGCAATGAGCGGAATACTACAGTTGCCGATGCGCGGAAGATGGGGTTGCTCCCATCCGTCACAAGCGTGCTTGGCATCATGGATAAGCCCCAACTAACCGCATGGAAGATCGAGCAGGCTATCATGGCATCGCTCACTCTTCCGAAGGAGGATGGTGAAACACTCGAAGATTACGCAAAGCGAGTTGTCAAAGATTCAAAGCAAGCTACGACAAAAGCGTCGGAGCATGGCACAAAGATGCACGAACAGATGGAGCATATCCTGCTTGGACGTGATTGCTCCAAGGACCCAGAACTCCAGCCTTACATTAAGACGTTCAAGGAATGGGCAGAGGACAACATCGAAAAAACCCACTGGTGCGAGAAGGCATTGGTCGGGGCAGGTTATGCTGGCCGCTGCGATGCCTACGTCCGGTTAAAAGGGATTGGGGACGCTATCATCGACCTGAAGAATAGGAAGGTGAACCCAAAATATGACCCATTCTATGACTCCGATTGCGCGCAGTTATGGGCCTATAAATACGCATCCGAAAATCCGAAATGCGCTTGCGTTTCGGTGGTTTTGGCGGCTAACGACCCAGAGACATTGGTGATCCATCGATGGTCAGAAGATGAGTTGTACGAGGCAGGCATTGCCTTCCAAGCCATGCTCAAGGTGTGGTCTTGGTCCAAGAAATACGTTCCGCCAGGGATGAAGCTGTAATGGATAACCCTCCCACAATTGAAGAGATGGGTAACGCCGCCTCCGAGATTGTTTGGCGGGTGATGGGAAATGGTTCGGATAAATCCGCATACGGTGAATGGTTCTGGAAGGACAAACCGACCTATGATTACCATATTACACGCTGCGTTAAGCACGCAGTAACCGCTCAACAACAAATCCACCTTAACCATCCAAACCCAGACGAGACCGGAGAGAATGCGCTTGACCACCTTGAACGTGCGGTGGTAAGAGCATTGTTTGCATGGATGCAATTAAAGAAAGGATTACCTAAACTATGAGATGGATTAAGAAAGAATTGGATGAGGAAGGAAAGCCAGAGTGGACGGTTTATATAGACCAAACCGGCGAGAGCAATGAATCGGAATGGTCGCACTTCGATACATATAAAACGCGCGATGATGCGGTCCAAGCGTGCCAGCGTTTCACTTGGGAAGATTACGATTGCAGCAATAAATGAAGCTTGCGCTTTCATGGTTGCTCTATCATATCGGCGACATTCTTAGCTATGGCGTGTCGCGTTATGGCTACGGTTATTCGCTGTACAATAAAATAATGCTTCTCAGCAGCGATCTGGACGATAAGGGAGTGATATGGAAGGATGCCAAATGAAGAAAGCACTAGTCACGCAAGCATTCGGAGACAAGTGGCACAAGGTGCTGGAGTTAACCAAGCCGCGCATGGAGTCCTACTGCCAACGGCACAAGATTGATCTTATCACTTTTGAGAAGCCGCTGGTCGAGCCTGTGCAGTACAGCAAGTTGGCCATAGGAAATATCATTGCAACCAAGGGATACGAGCAGGTTACGTTTCTGGATTGTGACGTTTTGGTGACAGAAGACTGCGATGACATTGGTGCATTGCTGGAACCAGACTGCACTTTCATGGCACTGGATGAGGGGTCGTATTTAGACCGCAAGCCTGGATTGCGTGGGCTGGCTGATGCTTTTGGATTCGTCCAAGGATGGCAGCCTAGCTTCTACTATAACACAGGCGTGTTCGTCATCACGCCCAAGGCTGTTGGCGCATTATCCCAGCCGCCCATTGGTTTATTCCCCAACCACTTTGCAGAGCAGACATGGATGAACCTGCAACTGCATCTGTGGTCCACGGCTACTTGCACCATAGATCCGATCTATAACTGCATGACTAGCGTGGAGGAACATTTTGGGTTGGATCGCTATAAGGATGCCAACATCATTCATTACGCAGGGCAGAGCGCGGATATGAACAAGCTTATCGAAACCATCAAGGCAGACGATGCCAAACTGACAGAACTTGGTCGATGACATCAGTGCGAGTCCAACGCGAGGAAGGCAAGTGGCGTGTGACCACCATGGCCGGAAACCCGATTGGACCGCGCTTGTGGGGTGCTGTGCCTCCGAATGGGTTACCATCCATTGAAGATTTGTTTGAGGATAAAGCCAAGGCGCAAGACGCAGCCGATCTTTGGAATGCCTACGCCATGTGGTGCCAAGAACGCAGCGGGAAGCGGAAGCGAAGATGATCTCAGCACAATTCACAAGAGGAGATGAAGATGACCGAATCAAACAACTCGCAGGAGAAGTCGCAATCCGAGCCATGCAGGACATCAAGCTTCTACAGCGCCGAGGTGTGCTGGATGGAATGCGGGTCACCAAAAACCGCATTGGTAGGCTTTCGGATTGCAACTGCTATCGGGACATTAAGGAGGTCAGGTCACTTGTCAGGGATGTCAAGAATGGGACTGTGTTATTCTGGTGCAAGGTTGCCGGAGTCAGGATTGACCAGGCCACGCTGAACAGGGTCATTAAAAGAGGTGTAGGAAATGTTAACTGAATATGCAAAATTTGCGCTTGACTGCCTTACGCAGATTGGAATCATGGTGGTGTTATGCGGAATAACGACAGCAATCATAGCGTTCCTGGGGGGCTTTCTATTCTGGCTCTTGGACCGCGCAAGAAAGGAAAAATCAACATGGATGGATTAGGTAAAATTCAAATCCTTGCAGAGCGCAAGGTAGAGATGGTTGAATTGGACATCGAGGTTGATGATAAGACCAGAGACATAGTTTGTCATGCCGCCTTTCGCGAGATAACAAGCGATGGCGATGCGTTGTTTAACTACGGATTTAATCAAGCAATAAAGCGATTCATTGAAACCAAAGGAAAGAAATGCACACCCAAGAAAAGTTCAAGCAAAAAACGCTCACGGCGGTAACGGTACCCAAGGTATTGACTCAAGGCCAGTGCGAACTGGTCATCCACGATGCCACAAAGATTGGCATGAAACGCGCTCCAGTGCTTGGTAAGGATGGTCGGAATGTAAGAAGCTGGAATCGGACTTGCGATTCGTGTTGGGTTCCGAAGGCGGGTCTGTTTGATTGGCTCTACAATTATGTGGCCGCCGTCACAGACGAAGTAAACAACGAACATTATCAGTTTGATATTACCGACATGCAGCAGTTGCAGGTCTTGCGCTACCGCCCTGGGCAATGGTTCCGGTGGCACTTTGATGCCATTGAGACTGAGGGTGACATCCGCAAGATGACGATGGTGATTAACCTATCCAAGCCAAGCGATTATTATCTTGGCGGATTAAGGGTTGATGGAAATTGGCACAATGTGGAGCATGCGGAAGATCAAGGAGCCGCAAGTTTCTTTCCGTCTTGGATGAAGCATTGCGCTCGTGCGCCAATATTGGGAACGCGCTGGGTGCTGGTGGCTTGGATCACGGGACCGCAATGGCGATGAATGATTGGTTAGTTTATTCGACTTGGCTTGTGATATTGGCCGTGGTGTACACATCCTACGGAAATCACAAATGATCCAGCTTAACCCAGAGCTTTGGATGATGACCCCGAAGGGTGAGGGGTTGGCGTTTTTGGTTACGGATTACGGCATGGATCATAACAAGATATTCACCATCATGCTTAACTCTGGTGAGATTTTGGATTTTGATATTAAGGACTGCCGCCGGTGCGAGAACCCGTCTTTTTGTATTGACGCTCCACAACAACCGAGGCCACACTATGCCCAAGCAAAATGAACCAGACACAACCAAAGACGTTCTTATTGATGGTCGCAAGGTCGGAGGCGGGAACTGGATCGTGTGCATGGATGCAACTCCAGAAAATTCTGCAGTTTATTATTGGCTCAACGGGTACACCTACTGCTCATTTCTATCCGAGGTCAAATGTATCACGAAGAAATAGACCGCAGACACATCAAGGCACTGGAGCAACTTTTATCCGAAAGCCAGTGCATACCAGGAAAGTTAATGGGGGGTGATTCCGGACCTCTTGCCTATATTATGAATCAAATGATGTATGACAAATTTCATGGACACGGTTGGGAGTTGGATCTCTTGACCGGTAGATTCGTGAGAAAAACAGGAGAATAACCATGCCATTAGGAAAAGACATCGGAAGGAACATCAAGGAACTACGCGCGGATAACATGAAGAAGGGTAAGGCTCGCGGTGCTGGCGGTACGCCTCGCAGCGAGAAGCAGATCCTAGCCATCGCACTGCGCTCGGCTGGGGTAAAGCCAAAGGCCGGTGGTCGCAAGTTTCGCATGATGGGAAAATGATTGTAACGGAGACGCAACGCCTGACGTGGCAACGTGACGTTCTTAATGAGGCCAGAAGACTTCTGGTTAATTTAAGGCGTGACGTTGGCCACGGGCAGGCCATAGAAATAAACAACATCATCGCGCAGATTGATTCTGCAATGGTGATTGCATGGGAATTGATTGGAAGGGGAATAAAAACAAATGAAACTCTGGACCAATAATACAAACCAAATCCACAAGGTTGACGATAACCTTCTCCACACCCGCAACACCTATGTGTTGCCGGACGAGTTGACAGGACCTACCTGGGACGACTCCATCCCTTGCCCACACAAGATTAAACCTTACTACCCAGGCCGCGCCACCGGAGGAGCAACGGCAGTCTACCGCGCTGGAGCAATCGGCGATGCGGTGATAGCAACCGCCTTCGTACATTATTTAGTCCAAGAATCTGGAGGTGTGGTGGATGTCTACGCACCAGCACGCAACCTACCTCTATACGCTGGGTTAGGCGCAAAGCTTTACCCGCTGCCATGCTCGCTGGAAGCTTGGGAGAGTTATGATGCCCACCTGCCCACGGATGACCTATTCAGCGGTCAGGTTGGGAATACCAAACTAGGTACTGGAGGTGGCAACTGTTATGACCGAATCTACACCTGGATGAATGCTGGTGATGTAGATCCAAAGTACAAACGTCCGCACCTATACCTCATCGACCCCGACCACAACGAATTAAAGGAGCTAGGCAAGTGGCCGCTACCAAAGCAGTTCTTCGCCTATCATGTGTCATCGAGTGGCCCAACCCGCACATACCCACCAGCAATGGGTCAGGAAGCGGTGCTTGCATTGCTTGAGGCGCACCCCAACCATCACGCTGTCATCATTGGCCTAGACAACAGCAACAACTTCAAGGTGGATCATCCAAGAGTGATTGACTTGTTCAACACGACCAAAGCTATCCGCTCGCTGTTCCCAGTAATCGCCAACGCAGACTTTGTGGTTGCACCTGATAGCAGTGTCAACCATATTGCAGCGGGATTGGACACGGCTTGCGTGTCGCTGTTTGGATCGTACCACCCAGATGATCGAGTTTCTTACTACCCAAAGAATGTTCCGGTATTCAAGCCAGATACCTGCCCACACGCACCGTGCCGCCCACATGCGGGTCTACCGCAGGCGAAGTGCAAGGATGCGAACAACAAGACACCGAAGACTCAGATGTGGTGTAACGCGCTCCGCAATATCACAGCACAGGATATTGTTGAAGCGTCCATGAAAGCACTGGAGTTGGAGGATAAAAGTCAAGAAACCAAATAACAATCCGGCGTATGGTACGCAGAGAGATTCTGCGGCTGGGCTGCTCCTAGTGTGTTCCCCACTTGAAACAAAGCCGGTTTGAGTTTTGATATGATGAGCAAATGCCCCGAATGGTACGCAGAGAGATTCTGCGGCTGTGCGGCACTACCCACATCTGAAACAAAGGGGCATGACTTGCGATCAACAGAATTGGTAGTATAAACAAAACCAGAAAGGCAGGTAGTGAAATGACCGATGAAGAAATCATTCGGTGGTTTAGACATGTTGAGCCACCGACAAGCCCGCACAGTTTTGCGGAGCTTCAATCAATAAAATTCCCAGAGTTTATCAAGGAGGACATGGAGCGTGCGTACATGCGCGGAGTCATGGAATGCGCGGAAGTTTTCCTAAATATGTATCGCAAGGGATACACCAGATCATCCGAAACCTACAATGTTGTCAGCAGGTGGGTGACACGCAAAGATGATGATGGGACCACGATGGAAGATTTGCATGAGCAGATGGATTCCTGGTGGGCAGTACGCAAGAAGGTGCTTGCAAGGTGCAAGTACAAATGCACGCTGTGCGGTTCAACCGATGAACTTGAAATCCATCACATTGTCAGCGTCCGAGATGGCGGAACACCAGAACTTAAAAATTTAACTGCTGTGTGCTTCAAATGCCACAGGGAAAGGAAAGATGAGAATACCAGCAAGAACGCAGCAATTCATCACAAACGGAGCACATGAGGGGCAACGCAACGAGGAATTGTTTATGGCCGCACAACAACTCCGAGATGCCGGAATGGATGAATCCACAGCCACCGACAAACTTTTCAACTCAGCCCTAGCTTCAGGACTCAAGGAAAGGGAAATAGAATCAGCTATTAGATCAGCTTATAGGCGGTCAGCTAGGCAGCCGATAGCTCAAGGTGTCAACCCATTCAAGATCCAGCAACCTGTCAAGATTGAGATGACCCCATGCCCAACGCCCAGCCACCATGCAGATGATGTCAGGCGATTTCTGTTAACCGCATTTAATGAGGGAGACAGGGTGTGTATTGTCGGTGCCGTTCACCAGGACGACTCAGAAAGGCCATCAGGCAAGGGAACGATCAAGACCCGCGAGGAATGGTTAAAGCAGTTCCACTCCGGTGTTGAACTTCCAGACTCCTATGTTGGTGCTTATGTCTGCATCAATCCATGCGGAGAATCCCGCAAGGCAGACGACATCACCAGCTTTCGCCATGCCTTAATTGAGTTTGACAGCGGAACGATGGAGGAGCAGTGGTCGATCATCACTGCCCTTGAGCTTCCGTGTTCAGTGGTTATCCATTCAGGCTCAAGGTCAGTCCATGCTTGGGTTAAGGTTGATGCCAAGGATTCCAACGAACACCAAGAACGGGTTGCCTACTTGTATTCCAAGATGGCGCAGTTTGACATTGATCCAAAGAACAAGGACGCATCAAGGCTATCCCGACTCCCAGGCGCGCCAAGGAAACTCGCCAATGCCCACCAAGCGTTGCTGGCAACGAACACTGGGCGCAGTAGCTGGAGCGAGTGGAAGGCGCACATGGAGGCGATGAATCTGCCACAGCAAACGCCTTGGCCGGACATTTTGGGGTTCAAGGCTGAAGAGGACGGTGATTGCTTGCTTGGCAATCGCTGGTTGTGCAGGGGTGGAAGCTGCGTCTGGGTTGGCGGCTCCGGTCTTGGCAAGTCCACACTCTGCCTACAAGCCATGATGACTTGGGCAATCGGTTTGCCGTTCCTTGGCATCACGCCCAAGAAGCCGCTTCGTAGTCTGCTAATCCAAGCAGAGAACGATCTTGGTGACGTTGCTGAAATGGCTCAAGGTGTGCTTCGACACCTAAAGGCCAAGCTAACCCTAACTGAAGAGCAGTCCGCATTGATGCTTGCCAATGTGATTATTGTCAGGGACTCAACCAAAACCGGTCAAGAGTTCGCAAAGATGGCTGCTGCCCTTATAGGTGTCCATAGGCCAGACCTTTCATGGATAGACCCACTCCTATCCTTTATGGGAGGGGATGCGCTTGCCCAAGAAAACATGACAATGTTCCTTCGGCATTGCCTAAACCCGATAAGTGTGGCGACAGGTGTGACTTGGATGGTCATGCATCACACGCCAAAGCCACCCAAGGAGGGGCAGGGGTCACAGGTGCTTTATGACCTCGCCTACGCTGGGATAGGGTCAAGTGAGCTTACCAACTGGGCAAGGGCTGTGGTGTACCTCCAGGCGGTTAAGGAAGGGCATTTTAAGCTGTCTTTCCCAAAGAGGGGAGGAAGAGCGGCTATTCCTTGGCCTCAAGGTGACACCGATCTGCATGCCAGCAAATACGCAACCCATGTATGGCTCAAGCACGCAGAGGAGTGGATGGCTTGGGAGGAGTCTGATGGACCGGAGAACAATGGAAGGGGAAGGCCAGAACTAACCATAGAACAGGCTATCCCAGACTGGCCAAAGGGACATGGCTATAACGACTGCATTGAGCATATTGTGGCTTCGGTTGCTTGCTCAAAACGCAAGGCACAGGAGCTATTCGCAGCCGCAAAACAGGACGGGACAATCAGCAAGTCTGGAGAAGGTTGGGAGATCACAAATCTTTCGTAAGTCGTTTATAATGGTTTTTGCAGAAATGCGACTTACGCAAGAAATGGACATACCGCAACAATTATTTCTGCGGTACCGCAACAATTCGATATTTGCCCGCTACCGCAAGTACCGCAAGAAATACCCCTTATAGGGGTATTTCTGCGGTATTGCTGCGGCAGTTCAAAATCTTTTCTGCGGTAGTGGGGTTGAAAGCGGCAAGGCAAATCTTGCGTAAGTGTTTTCAAAATGAAAACGTGGGGTGTGGGTCGGTTTGGTGGTATTTTTGGTCATGCTATACTACGACAATGAAACCAGGACTCTACGCCAACATCAATGCAAGAAAGAAGGCTGGGACTAGTAGGCCAAAAAGCGAATCCACTATTAAGCCTAGGATTTGGAAGCTTATGAAGGCTAAGAAGGGTGGGTTTGAAGCCACTAAAGACTGACCTAGCTTGGGCATATATCGAACTGCTCTTAACTGAGAACAGCCGTTTACATAAGACTATTGGACTAGTGGATAGGTTCTTTGGGGATATACTCGCCAACTGCTCTAGGGAGGTTTATGAAGCGAATATGGCTACGCTTACTGAGGACCTGGAGGAGTTGGGAGAGTTTCTGGCTAT